GTGCGCCCACACCGCGAACGCCGACGGTGTGAACGCAGTCGTCAGCGCGGCAGCGAGCGCGGCGAACAGTTCGGCGATCGTCATGCGACGGGCCAGCTTTCTCGGCCGAGCGCGTCGAGCAAGATCGCTACCGGTTCGGCCGGGTCTTTCGACAGGCGGCCCACATAGTCGGCAACTTGGAAGTAGCCGCCCGGTGTCGACGGCCGGCGCCACATGTCGACGGCGATCGTCGTCGCGGCCTCGACCACCACGGCCGGCCACGGTTCGGCGGGCAACTTCGCCGTAACCGTCGCCGAACCGTAGTAGCTATCGACCACCGTGTCGGTCGCCGAACAGACACGCTCGAGCCGCGGATCGTCGACCGCCACGCCGAGCAGCTTGGCGAGCTCGGCCGGGTCGGCGTAATGCGGGCGCGGATCGGGCGGGACGGTCACGGCTACTTCTTGGCGCGCTCGGGCGCCTCGGTGAGGTAGCCGTCCTCGTATGCGGTCTGGGCGTCGGCGACGGTCGGAGCGACGGTGCGCAGACCGACGATGCCGGTCGGGATCGTCGGCGTCAACAGACCGAGCCCCCACACCGCGTAGGACTGGCCGAGCCGCTCGACGTCGGTGGCGTTGATCGTCTGCGGCCCTTCCTCGCGCCACTGGGCGGCGAGCCCGTTGGTCACCAGAATCTCGGTCGCCGCGAGGTACGGGTCGTAGACGACCTTGAGGCCGTCGACGTTGATGTCGAGTGTCGACGCGTTGGCGGTGCCGGTGGCGTTGAACACCGGCGCCGGTGTCAGCTTGCCGCCCAGACCGATGAACGCAGTGAGACCGGCGAGCACGACTGTCGCCGGTTGCCCGGTTGCTGCTTGCACCTTGGTCGACGCGGTGAAGATCGCTGTGCGCAACACTGCGCCGGTGGCGTCGGCGGCGGCCGGGTCGTAGATCACGAAGTTGTTCCGCGCCAACGTCACCTGCGCCGACAGTCCGGTGCACGCGTCCTTGTCGGTCACCGCGGCGTAGGCGGCGGCCATGATCCGCAGATACGCCTCGAGGTACGACGGCGAGCTCCGGTTGATCAGCTGCAGCGAGATGTCCGAGCCGCCGGCGAACGTCTTGAGAGCGGCGGTGGCGTTGCCGATCGACACCTTCACCGACGTGATCGTCGTCTTCTGTGCCGCTTGGACACCGACCAGCGTGGTCAGGTCGCCGGCGAACGTCGGCCAGTTGATCGTCATCCCGTCCGGTGGCAGCGCGGCGGTGCCGATCGCCGAGATGGCCGGGCGGCCCTGATCGACGATCCCGTAAATCTGATTGATCCACCCGGTGTGCACCACGCCGGTGTTCGGGTCGGTGGTGATCTGATCGGTGAGCGCCCGGCCGATGACCATCGCCCGGCCGATCGAGCGGGCCACCTCGATATCGGTGTACCCGGCGCGCATCGCCTCCTGCAACGATTCGAACCGGGCCAGCGGATGCGCCGCCTGGCGGGTCGTGGTGCGGCCGCCGTAGCGGGCCACCTCGGTACGGACCAGTTCGAGGACCGCGGCACGGCCGGTTGTCTCGGTGGTGCCGGCGGTGTCGGTATCGCTCACGTCATCCTCCTCGGAATCTTTCTTCTTGTCGGGGTCTTCGTCGTCGTCGTCTTCGGTCTCGGGGCCGTCGGCTTCGGCGACGATGCGGCGCGCCTCCTCGAGCGTCATCGTCGGTGCGACGCGTACCGCGGTGACCACCGCGCCGGGGTAGGCCGGGTTCTGCGGTGGCAGGATCGTGGCCACACCGGTCAGGGTCGCCGGGTCGGCGGCAGTACGTCGCACGACACCGTCGGCGCCGGCGGGAGTCTCGGGCACGTCGGCCTCGATCGACACTGCCGCGGGGACACCGAGCGCGGCGAGCTCATGCACCCGGCGACCTTGGTCGGTGGCCAGATGCAACGTTGCGTGCAAGCCGTCGCCGGGGTCGGCGATGTCGCGGGCGACTCCGATCAGTGGGCCGCGTACCAGTTCGCCACGCGGGCCGGTGGTGTGCGAGTCGTACACCGACACCGGGCCGGGTGCGACCAGTGAGCCCGGTTCCCACACTTCGCGGTAGGTGGTGGCGCCGTCGTCGGAAACGGTGGCCTCCTCGTTCCACGGCATCAGCGTGACGTCCATCTGTTGCCCGGGTCGTGGTTGTGCTGGTGCGGATTGGCGGGCGATCTGTAGTCGTACGGCGGTGGTCATGAAACGCTCCTCAATGGTCGGTCGGCGCCGAGCTGTGGCGGTTGACGGGCGGGTGCGGCCTGTTGCATCGGTGGCAACTTGGCGGTGATGAAACGAACCTCATCGACGGTGAGCCACGCTTGGCCGGCGAGCGCCTGATTGAAGTAGACGCCCTGTGTCGCGAGGTCGGACGGGACGAAGTTGGTCGTGTCGAACTGGGCGGTGGTGCCGTACCACATCAGGTCGCTGAACGCGGCCTCGATGCGGGCCATGTACGGGCCGAGACCGATCGCGCGCCACTTGATGAATTCGCCCTCGGTCGTCGAGTAGGTGAGCGAGTCGCCGCCGGCGACGTTGACGATCGACGGCATGACACCGAACGCCCTCGCTACTTCGGCGTTGGCCCATTGCATCGAGTCGACGAGCTGCGCGTCGACGGCGTTGGAGCCGACCGGGGCAAGGGTGGCGCCGTTGTCGATCACGGTCGGCTCGTGGCGGCGGCCCCACGAGGTGAGCAGTTGATTCTTGAGCTTCTTTGCGTCGTCGGGGTCGAGTCGGCGGGCGACCATCAGCGCGAGCGATGGGAATCCGGCCTCCCAGAATGAGCCGGCCATGTCGTACAGCGCGGCCAAGTACTCCATCGCGCGCCAGCAGTCGCGGCACGGTGGCTCGCCGACCGATCCGGCGAGCGGCACTTGGTACGGCAGCCAGATCACTTCACCGTTGCCCGGGCCGATGCCGTAGGACTTGCCGGCGATCGACACCTCGAGGATGCGCCCGTCGACGTCGAACGTGGCCGCGCCACGCGGGCCGTCGACGATCCGCACGGTGTTGGGCCACCCGTCTGCGGCCCACGCGGTCGGCATCAGCCAGCAGTAGCCGGCCTTGGTCAGGTTGTCGACGATCCGCGCCTTGGACAGCCACACCGGCTCGAGCGGATCGGGTCGGATGACCACTGGCGGTTGCGGGTCGCGCGGTTGGCCGGCGGTCATCGCCACGAGCGGGAATTGGGCGATCGTGTCGGCGAGTACTCGGCGGCAGGCGACCACGATCGGGAGTTCCCACGGTGTCAGATCGCCGGTGCCGTACCGGGCGTCGATCACCTCGTCGATCATCTCGAGCAGCTTCGCCTCGGAACGGGCGATCTGACGACGACGACGCACGGCCCGCAACCGTTGCAGTAACTACTTTCGTGGTCAATGATCGGGCGCCACGTTCGATTCTGCGGGCCTCGAGCACCCCGGAATGGGTGTCGGGTGCGGGCAAACCGGCCTCGGGCGGCCACTGGGCTCACGAGATGGTCGGCGCGGAGCGGTTCTGGTCCGACCAGACCCAGCGGGCGATCGATCCGGCAAGCCAGGGGAGCGCGGCCGGTTCGCGGAGGTCCCATAGCCACGCGCCGAGCGCGCCACGACGTCGGGCTTTGGCGCACGCCTCGAGCATCACCGGGTCGCCGCGGTGCCACACGAGCCCGGCCAACACCGCGTCATGCAAGGCGCCGGCGCCGGCAGTGACAGCGCGGGTTTGCAACGGCAGACAGTTGGCGGCCAGGTCGAGCAGATCGGGGGCGAGCGCGCCGACCGGGCCGGCGATATCCCAGACGACGGCGGCGACGTGATGGGCGCGGGCGAGCTCGCCGACACGGCCGACCACCCACGGGCCATGTGGGCGGTCCTCGATCACCTCGAGCACACAGCCGCGGCCGCGGTGGTCGTTGCCGGCGGCGACGATCACGAACCGGTCGCGGTCCAACGACAGCTCGAGGCCGAGCACGATCGGTGACGCGAGCTCGGCGGCCGGGTCGACGGTGCCGGCGAACGCGTCGACGAGCGGGTGGTCGACCATCGCCTCGGGCCACACGCCGAGATACTCGGCGGCGAACTGATCCGGTCGCATCGATTCGCGGTCGGCGCGCAGCGCGTCGATGTCGACGTGGTAGCCGAGCCCCGGGTGCCACAGCGGCCACTGTGTCTCGTCGTCCAGGTCGGCGCCGTCGGGTGCGCCGTACTCGAGGTAGCACACTTGCGAGTCAGGGTTGGCGACGGATGCCCGGCCGATGTCGCGCCACTTGCGCAGCCACGCCGCGGACATGTCGCCGGCGTTCGACACGATCCAGAACTGGCCACCGTGGCCGGTCGCCTGGGTCGGGAACGCGGCGGCCTCGAAGTCCTCGCCGGCGATCAGCGAGAATTCGCGGGCCTCGTCGACGAACGCCAGATCGCTACCGAACGAACGCATGGCGTCGCCGTCGGGTGGTAGCAGTCGCACGATCGACCGGTTGTGTTTCCAGTTGATCGACTCGGAACCGTTCGACCGACGGAGGTGGAGGTAGCGCGGATGGAACGGTGACGCCTCGAGCGCCGGGAACCAGTCGTCGCGCCACATGGCCGCGGACGTCTCGCGGCGGTGTGACGCGTAGAACGCCTTGGCCATGCGGCGCCGGCGAGTGACGGCCAGCGCGTAGCCGAGCACGAGCTTGGTCTTGCCGGCGCGGCGCGGCACGATGACCACGACGCGCCGGTAGCGAAACCGGCCTCGATCGGTGAGGGTGCCGGCGACGTTCGCGGCATGGGTCTGCCACGGTATGAACCGGGTACCGAGCAGCGCACACGCGGCGGCGGCCTCGGTGCCGATCGTCGCGCTACCTGAGGGTGGGGTCGTCTGCCACCGCGGCGAACAGAGCCTCGAGGCTGTTGTCGTCATTGGGCGTGTCCGGTCGGGCCAGTAGGTGGGTGAGCACACCGTGATAGCGGGCCACGAGCACACCGCGCACGTATCGCGACTCGCTCGGATCGTTGCACGCGGCGTCGAGCTCGTCGGCGGCGACACGACACAGCGCCACGAGGCCCGAATCGATCTTCTCGACGCGGCCGAGTTGGCGTAGCGCGCTCATCGTGTCGTCGAACCCGCGTCTGCACCGACCGCGCGAACGATTCGCTTTGATCGGGAACAGCGTGGCCTGATCGTTCACGATTCGATCGTAACTACATTGGTTCGCAAGGTTCGGCCCTGTTCAGGAGAGAGAAAAGTTGACAGTGGCGGGGGTACAACGTCGAGCGCCTCAAAGAACCGGCCCCCCGTCGCGGTCATCGGCCGATCAGTTGGCGTAGCGCGGCGAGCGCGATCACGCCGACCTCGATCACGAGTACCCATGCTTGCGTTTCGGTCATCGGTCTATGTCCTCTCGGTCACGTCGACGTTGCTCGCGGAGCATGCCGGCGACGGTGCGGGTGATGCGGATGGTGGCGATGGTGGCGAACACTGCGCCGAGCACGAACGCGCCGGCCAGGTGTACCGACTGCCAGTCGACGGCGGCGCGCATCTCACCATCGCCGCGACGCGTACGGGCGCTGCCGTGTCCTCGAGCGGTTGCCGATGCGGCCGCCCGCGCCCATGTTGCACGGCGCACACGCCGGCATCAGCGTGCAGCATCCAGTGCCCGGTATGTGAGCGTGGCGGGCCAGTGCCGGCACGTGGTCGATCGTGGTTGCCCGGCGGCCGCACCGCTTCCAACACTCGGCCGGGTAGCGCTCGAGTCGGGCGCGGGCGGCGCGGTAGTCGGGCTCGGCGTACGGTGAGACGTCGCCGGCCGGCCTCACCTGTCGCCCACCCCCGGCAGGGTGGGTTGCTGCCACTGGTGAGCAGCGCGGGCAATGCGTTGCTTGTGGCGGTAGTCGCGTTGATAGTGGGTGTTCTCGGCACAGCACGCCAGACACCTGCAGTGGAACGCACGGTGCACGTACCTGGCACGCGTACCGTGTTCAGGCTCGACACGATGAGCAACCATCACTCTGGAATGATACGCGCCTCATCGAACGTACGCGCGGGTATAAGCCGTGCCCCGGTGTCGCCGTCGTAGGTCACCAGGTACACCGGCGCATCGGCCCCGATCAGCGATGCGAGCAGGAACGAACCTGACGCCTTGTCCTCACCGTCGCGCAGCTTCGCGGTCATCACGTACTGCGGCCCGTCGTCGCTCAGCGCGTAGACCATCACGACCACGCCACCTGGGTAGGCGTCCGGTTCGATCCACGGCGGCCCCGGCCGCCTCAACGGTCGATCACGATCGCCGGGAGGACGCCGCGCTCGGCGACGTCGAGCCAGCACCGCTCGAGCGCGGCGCGGGTCTGGTCGTTCGGTTCGTAGCCGTTGCCTATGAGACACGCGTCGATATCGACGTGAAGCTCGCCGCTTGGAGTAGCCGCTTCCACTCCCGGGCCGATGCGGTTCCAGAACTGGTGACATCGCCCGCAGTACCGGTTCGTCACGTCGTCGGGATGATGCGACACGGCGCCACAGCCGGGACAGGTGAAGCTCATCGCCGGTGGTTGATTCTGTCCATGGCGCGCCACGACACCGGTTCGATATCGGGTCGTCGGCGAGCTCGTCGGCGTGCTCGACGTCGGGCAAGGGCGCACGCCTCGAGGGCGATCGCGATGAGCACGGCGCTGACGATGATGAATCCTGACGTGTAGGCGTCGCCGGTCATCTCATTCCTCCTGGTACTCGAGGACGTAGCGGGCCACCCTTGCGGCCAACGGGTTGTCGGCCGAGAGCTGCACGGCGTCCGGGTCGTTGACGAGCGCCCTGGCGGCACGCCGGCACCAGGCGTCGTCGTCGTCGGTGAACGGTAGGTCTTTGGGCCACGTCGGGTGCCGGGCGAGATACTCGGAAAGTCCGAGCAGCGGGCCGGGATCGGGTTGAAAGATCGGGCCGGTGTTCGGGCATCGAGACCAGACGGTGTAGCGATCACCACGAGCATTTGTCGCGTGGCCGCGGATGACTCCCGATCCGCCACACGCACACGTCGGCTCGTGCTCGTTCGCCACATGCTCACCGGGCCTCGCTCAATCCGGCGCACCGGTCCCAGATGTTCTCGGCCTCGTCCACCTTCACGATCCCGAAACCGCCACACGCGCAATCGTCGGGATGAGGCCGGGACGGCTTGGCCACGATGAGCGGCGCGCCGGTGTTGATCTTCCCGGCGATCTCTTCCGCGGTCATGCCGAGCTCGAGCGCCTCGCGAATCTGGTGCCCGTCGCTACGGGCCACGCTCTCGCGCACGGTGGCAAGCCATCGCTCAGCGAACGTCACCGGTACGGGTGAGATGCGCCGCCGATGCTCGGCCACCATCGATAGCACCTGTTGAAACTCCTCCTCGTCATCGGCGGCCGGCGGCACCGCGTTTAAGTCACTGGAAGATGAAGAAGAAGATGGTTCAAGGTTAGAGGTTGATGGTTGTCGCGTGTTTCCCCTGGTAGATGGCGATGTTGCACCCGCATTTGCACCCGCATTTGCACCCGCATGTGCACCCGCACTTGCACCCGC